GTAAGAGCAAATGTTCCCCAAGAAGATAATGCTCCTAATGGCTGTCCGACTGCCCATCTGATAGACTGACCCTTAATAGAGAATGATCTGTCACTAATTACCGCTGCCCATAAATCTCCTAGTTGGTCTCCGAAGATTGCTTTTATGACAATCTTTTGGAATTCAATCGGGAATCTATCGGTAGCAGAAGATAAATCATAGCTGAAACATACCTTAGATGATAAGGCTTTCGATCTTACGATCTTAAACCCATCTTCTTGAGAATATGTTGCATCTACTTTTATCTCTTTTAACTGAGCCATTACTTTGTCATGGATAAAAGATAATGCGCATTGAGACCAATGATCAATAATTGCTATATTACGTGTCTTCCCTCCTCCTTCCGAGAGTTGTGAAACTCTTGAATGGAATGCGGTGAAACCATTTAATGTATCAAGAATTGGTGTCATTTTCTCAATCCATATCTTCAAATCCTGAGCAAGTGATGGAGCAGTTATGGTAAGAAGTCCCATAACATTTTCTAAAACGGGTTTATCCCTCAGAAGTGCAACGGTATCCATATGGACATTTCTTATTGAAGGACCATTTGGACCATTCTTAGTAGTAACGTATCCAAGGTTTTGTATTGCCTGTTTAGGATTGATAACTAGCTTATTAATAAGAAAAGGAGGACATTTGTAAACGAACTCTTTGAAACTACTGAGAGTACTTGCTTCAATGGTCTCCCCATGTTGAGTAATGGCCGTAAGGTCACTACTTGGCTTGAGGTTAACTATTTTGTAAATATTCGCAATTGTTAAAACAAAGCGTTTGTCCCAAAGGTTTCCTTGTGCGATTGGTATTAAGAATTTAAGTGCTTTTGGCACTTTTGTTCCTTTTACCACCGCACGTCTTGGAATAGGTTCGAAGTCGATACCGAGACAGATACAGGTTAAGACCCTGTGATAGGCTTTAAATAACTTAATAGAAGACTCGGGACCTTTATTCAGGAGTTCCGTAAGGAATAACTGTATATAGAGTTCCACAATTTGTCCATCAACTCTTGATGTAACACGACCAAACTTGAGTAAAGAAATAATACCCTTTACGAAAGTTGTGAATATGCGACATTTAGTCAAATATTTACGCAATCTTGCTACATTGAATTTGATGTATAAGTTTGTTTTCATAGTTGTTTAATGTCAAGTCACTTGACTTAATCCTGGTTCTGGTGAGCGCGTTGCCGCGGTAGATCATTACAAGGAATCAAGTAAC